TATCTTTAATTGATTGATTAAAACCTTTTCTTAAACTATTAAGAACTTTAGTCTTATCAATGTTATTTGTTAAATCAGTCCATATATTTAACCATAGATTATAGTGTGTATCTATAATTTGATTTCCTATTTGTAATTCGATATAATCAATGCATTTAAATGAATTATCTGTAGGACCTATTGTTTTTAATATAAGATTACTTAATAAATCTCCATCACGAGAAATATTAAAGCTAATTTTAGTACCAGGCTTTACTATACCATTAAGTGTTTGTTCAGTAGTTATTTTAGCAAATGGAGTATGTTTTCTATATACCATATTAAAGAAAGTGATCTGAGGATTACCTGTAATTAAAACATCTTCATCTCCATAAGCTACTAATTGTAAAAGTCCACCTCCCATAGTATAATATAATTTTACATATTATTTAAATAGTTTTATTTATAACCTATTAATATTATTAATAAAAAAATTAATAGTATTAATTTAATTAGAATAAGCTAAACCACCCATACCACTCATAATTCTTAGAACATTGTAACTATGAGCAAAAACGTTTAAAAAGTAGGAGTATGTTCCATTATGTGATGTAGTTTTAAATGTATTTTTAATTATAGCATTGTCTAATCTTGAAAAATTACATGTTGAGGAAGGTTGGTGTTCTTCAGGATTTAAAGCAAAAGAGTAAACCTGCACACTAGATACCTTAGGATACCATTTTGAAGTAACTTGATTAGAAATCAAACTATTAGAACCCACTCCCAATCTTGTAGTTCTTAATCCAGCACCTGTATGTTTTTGATATCTTTGAATATCTCCAAAATATTTACCATCTCTTTCATAAAATCTATCGGAACCATTAAATTGTAATAAAGCACTATTAACTCTAATAGCTTGAGTTCCGCCATTATTTAATATAGAACAAGCAGAAGCTTTGCCAAGATTATCATCATCGTTTACCTGTTCTATTGTCCAAACTACTTCTTTTACAGGATGATTGAATCTTAATTCTTCTATACTTAAAATTTCTTTAGCAGTTGAATTTGTGATTTGATGTTGTCCTAATGATAATCTATTGGAAAACTGAGTTTGTTCAATGAGATATTCATGAGATATTTGAGCAAAGCGTCTGCGTTCATCAGTATCAAGATATATATAATCACCCCATGCTTCGATATCCGTAACATTATTTAATGACTCTGCTAATTTAACATTAATTCTAACTTCATGATATTGTAATGCTATAAGAGGAAGTGCTAAACCAGGATTTCTACAGAACCAAAATTGAAGAGGAACATATGACGGCTCAGGTGCGCTAACTGTTGTTGTAATTGTAACTGGCTTATATCCTCCCATAACTCTTAAATCACCTCTTTCAGGATCACTATTATCATCATCACAAATAAGTAAATCATTAAAATTAGTAATACATAATCCACGAGGGTTAGAAAAAGTAGCTTCAAGAGGATTTGTATTGTTATCATGACCTTCTGTTCCGCTTCCTGCTATATGAGTGAATACACCATCTTTATATTTATATATTTTTTTTGTTTGCTTACACGAGAGATATATTGTCCCATCGGTGTGTATTAATATACCATTACCTCTTTCTATTACTTCAGAGCCAGGGCAAAGATATGTAGGAGTATCTTCTCGATTAGCCCCAGCAGAAACTTTGTATAAACCAGGTGTATTTTGTAAGAAGATATAAATATCATCATTATCTGCTAATTTCATGGTTTGAACGGCTCTTTCTACACCATTAGTATCTTTTAATTTTGATGTATGCTGTTTAAAATAATAGTTAGGAATAATTGTGGTTTCTTCAACAAGTGAGACTGTTCTAATTTGTTTTGTGCTATTATCCCACCAATATAAATTATGTCCTTTTCTGTCAATAGCAAGACCTGTGTTACCCCCTGTTAATCCATATCCAGTTACTATTGTAGATGCATTTATATTACTTGAATCATAAGTTGATGGGTCAGTTGCAGCACTGTATCTATAAATTCCTTCCTGAGAACCATGTGATGCATACATATATACGAGATCGTCAACATCTGACATAACTACATGTCTAGAATAACCACCTGTAAAACCAGCACCTACCATTGAGCCATTAGGAGGATGCGGTTGCGCGTTTATGTCAAAATATCTGAAAAATCCTTGTCCCGTCGCCCCTCCACCAATAACTACATAATCACCTGAACCAGCGATTTTAATCCACCATGGATGAGCAATACTAGTGGCTGTATTTGCATTTGTTCCATCACCAAACCAAATACTAGAGTTATACGATCCTGATAACATAACCTTTATAATTTTATGAAAATGTTCAACTATAAGCACATATTCTTGATTTGGATGTATAGAAATACCAGTAGGTGAGGGACTAGTATGGAGCCCCACTAAACTATCATTTAATGTAGATACTGTGTTATCATTTAAATCAAGTTGTCTTAATCTTGGACCATCAGCAAATAATACATATCTATTATCACTGGTGATATCTATAGAATGAACCGATTGTATTTTAGCTACTCCTAATCCTCCATCAACAAGTCCTCTTTGGTCTACATTACCCTGTGTAATATCACCTATTACCGTGGTTGTTTCGTAATTACCAGATATTAGATTAATTTTTCTAGCTATACCTTTTACAACATCAAGAATTATCATAAAAGAATCATCATGACTAATTGCGTAGGCATTACGGGTAGTATTTGTTAATTGTGCTACTGAACCATCACCGTCAGTAAATCCACTGCCATTATTTGTTAATATACCACTAATTGTATTACTTATTGTGGTGGTATGACGAAGATTATATATTGTTTCTTGAAAATGCTGATCTTGATTAAGATAAAGTCTTGAAATAATTTTTTTTGAACTATTTGATGCTACAAGTATCATATTAGCATTATGTGAAATTGAATTCATACCTCCTACGTAATAACCTACTGTATCAACGCCACCTGAAATAGATGGATTATCTCCTTCTCTACCTGGTGCATTAGCACCGTTGAACTTTACTATTCCATTATAAATTTGATTCCCATTACCATTCGCATCTAGTATATACTGTGTTATTAAATCATTGCCTTCCTGTATGGCATATATAGTATCGTCGTGAATATCAAATTCATCAATTGTTATATTGAAAGTATCTGCATTTTCAACTACAGTACCATCTAGTTTAATTTTATGAAATCTAGTGCTTGACCCATTTCTTTTTGAAAAAAATATAACTCCCGAAGAATGTTTTACAATACATTTAGGTGATAAATTTTCTGTTCCTGTATAATTAATAATTTCATCAACAGCAATGTTATTAAGTGCCGCTGGACTAGGTTGATTTTGATCAACAACTACAGTCGTTGAAACAGTATTATTTCCACTTCTTAATTTATTTAACATTTTAGTTTTATCAATGTCATGTGTTAAATCACACCATATATTTAGCCATAAATTGTATTGCTTATCTATGACTTGCCCTCCTATTTCACATTCTATATATTCAATACAACTAAATGAATCATTAGTTTGGCCATTAATTTTAAGAATGATATTTGATAAAAGATCACCATTTCTTGATATGTTAAAATTAATTTTTGAACCTGATTTTACACTACCATTAATAGTTTGTTCAACAGATTGAATAGCAAAATTGGTATGTCTTCTAAATACGGTCTTAAAAAATGTTATTTGGGGATTACCTGTTAGGTAAATATCCTGGGCTCCGTAAGCCACAAGTTGTAGTAAACCACCGCCCATATTTATACTATATTCTGATATTTTATTTATAAAAAAATAATTCTTTATAATTAAATTAATTGGAGTAAGCTAAACCCCCCATTCCATTAGTAATTCTTAAAATATTATAATTAACAGCATAAACATCTATAAAATATTTATAATTACCATTTATAGACGAAGTTGAAATTGTATTTTGTAAAATAGCATTATCTAATCTCGAAAAATTACATGTTCCAGATGGCTGATGTTCTTCTGGATTAAGAGCAAATGAGTAAACATGAGCATTAGTTGCTTTAGGATACCATTTTGTTATGACAAGATCAGAAGTAATATCATCACTTCCTACTCCTATACGTGTATTACGCAAGCCAGCACTACTATGTCTTTGATATCTTTGTATTTGAGAATAATACTTACCCTCTCTTTTTTCAAGCCTATCTTCACCATTTATTTGTATCAACGAAGAATCGACAATTATGTTTTGATTACCTCCCAAATTTTCTATAGAACAAGCTTTTGCAGAGCTATTAACACTGTCTGTAACCTGTTCTACTGTCCATATTAATTCTTTGACAGGATGTTTAAACTGAAGTTCAGTAGTTGAATCAATTTTCTCTATTCTATTACTAAGAACACTAGTTGATCCTAATAATAATCTATTAGAATGTTGAACTTGTTGAATTAAATATTCGTGGGAAGTTTGAGCAAATCTTC